TCTCGGACACCCAAAAAACACCCATTAAAAATATCGTCGTACAAATCAACCTCAACGAAGAGGATGAACAAAAAAACGTGATATATACCGGACCGATTAAGAACGAATCCGATGACGACGGTGGCGGCGATGATGATGGCCACGTGGGCTCCTCGGCATCGGCCTTCTCCACAGCATATGAATGTAAATATTGCAAACGTCTTTATATTAATAGAACTGGATTATGGCGTCATAATAAGAAATTCGGGTCGTCGTGTATTACAAAGGTGTTGGATGCTTCAAAAATCGAGAATACGACAGAACTTAAGAATGTAATAACGACGATGATGCTGATGAACCATGAATTCAAAACACAGATATTAGATTTGTATAAAACGAGTATGACTGCGATTACAGCAACTACAGTCGCAGCTAATTCGACAGTTGCTCCGAGAACAATTACAAATAACAACAGCAAAACCAATAATATGACTAATTGTGGTAATCAAACATTTAACATGCAATTTTTCTTGAATGAACAGTGCAAAGATGCGATGAATATGAAGGATTTCGTGAATTCGATTCAGTTGGATACCGATGACCTCGAAAATGTCGGGAAACTCGGTTATGTCGAAGGGATGTCAAATATACTGATTACCAACCTGAATAAAACGGAATTGCATAAACGCCCTGTTCATTGTAGTGATATTAAGCGAGAGACGTTGTATGTAAAAGATGCCGACAAGTGGGAATGTGATGGTCCTGACCACGCCAAAATGATGAATGCGGTACTTGCGGTGGAACATAAAAATGTTAGTTTAATGGGAGAATGGGCTTCGCGTCATCCACAGTGCATGAATAGCAATACAAAAGATAATGCCCGTTATTTCAAACTATCCAAAATAGTAACAGATGGTGCGCAGGATGGGAATATTTCCAAGGTAATACGACGTGTGGCAAAGAATGTACTCATTGACAAGACGCCGACGCAGTTTTTTGTTGAATAAGGAATTTAAACATGTAATTATATATTTATGAAATTACGTGTTACAAAATGTCTGATGACGAAACTACGTTTATCAACGCTCATCCAGCAGTGACGACGATGGCTAATATGATTAATTATTTGACGGTATCGCTTTACCAGGGCCAATTTAAATACAATCATGAACAAGCGTGGGCCGGGTTGAATGAGATTTATGACAGAATGTCCAACACACCGACTACTGCGCCATCGTTGAAAACCATTCAGGAGTTTTATGGTAATGTCGAATCCTTATGGTTTGTTACGGAAACAGACGACCCAGATTACGAGAGATATATTAGAGAGTTGCGTCGTCATATTGCCACAGCGGATGCTGCTTCGGACGCTGCTGCTGAAGTGGCTCAACTAAAAAAAGATTGGATGGAATCGATTCGTTCAAAGAACAGTTAAATAAACATAAACATAAACATAAACATAAACATAATAATGATGACCGCATAGATAGATGTCGTGGTTATTTTTTCTCAATAATCTGCTTCGCACTCTCCACGATTTCGCTAGGATAATTCAAATCGCGTAGAACTTTCAGACCACCTTTGATGGTTGAAACGCCTTCGGCTATCTTATACAAATATGAACCAGTGTCGGCACACACTGACATATGAAGGTTTGATATTGCGGCCGCATTCCGCGTTTCAAGAAGCTCACAAAGCTCTATATAATGCGTTGTAAGGATGAGATCCACTTTCGGATTTTTGGAAATATAATCAATATATCCATATGCCGCCGCTACTGCCTCATACGGATTAGTTCCCGAGTAAAGTTCATCAAAGATACAGAAATGTCGTTTTGTGGGATTATCTATAATACATCGAAGAATTTCCATACAACGGCGCGATTCTGCCTGAAAGAGACTATCGCGACCCGACGTATCTGGGATATTCAAGTAACAGTGAAGGTAGTCGTATGGATTTATTTCGGCGTGTTCGTAGAAACCAAATCCGATTTGCTGAGAGATTATAATATTGAAAAGGGTTGATTTTATTACAGTGGTTTTTCCGGCAGCGTTCGGTCCTGTTATAATAAGTTGTTTGTCGAGTGTGATATCATTTGCGACAACCTTCGACGTGTCTTGTGCTTTTAAGGGCGCATATATTTGTGAAGTCAATTTTGTAATACCTTTTCTCCTTAACATCGGGGGCGGCGGTGGGGGTACGGACAGGGACGGCGTATTATTCGAATTTTCTACATTAACTTCGAGAGTTTCATTATTCTTATTGTCCGGTTCTTCATCGCTATTTTCTATAATTGGAGTCAAAGGTCGAGCCGGCTCTAATACATTGGCATCATCATCTTCAATAAATGAGCATTTCTTTATCATTCCGTCAATAACAAAGCTTCTACATGCGGTAAGATGCTCAATATACGCATTAAATCCGAAACTATATTCGAGTAGTTCATTCAAGTCGGTCTGTGAAAATAGGGAATAATAATTCTTCATCACATATCCAATCTGAAAAAACTTGCTTACAGATACAGAAAATGGTGATATATCAGTAAGTGCCCGAGTGACTTCATCAAGTAGCCTATATCTCTCGGAAAGTTCTTCACGGAACGGTTCATATGTCGAGAGATGGTAGGTTTGAATAAGTTGAATCATATAACTCATATTCACACCCGTTGCGGTAAGATACCCATTGATTGTGTGAATGTGTGTATGGACAAGTTTGATATTATTATAAAACCGAACACATGCCATGATATTCTGGTAAATCTGGATGAAGTAAAATACCACAGACATCATAATATACATTTTTTGTTCGATGCTCACCGTTTCAAATTCTGTCAAAAATTTCCCTACTGAATGCTGACTTATGATTTGCTTCAAAATATCTATATACTCTGAAAACGAGACACCAAGTCCTCGCATTAACAATACAAAAAATGGAATAATCAGAACAATAATGGGGGTCAGTAGTGCGATAACCGGCGATGAAATATTATACAGACTTAAGAATTGAAGAAAAGACGACGATGTATTGAGTTTCGAGAGAAATGGTGTCTCGACATAACTGAATTTCTCTTTGAAATCGTTGATTTTTCCAGTTCCGCGGAATTCATCCCAAGTATTCTTCATACTAGAAAATGCGTCGACACTAGTCTTCTGTTCGGTATTTTGTGAGATACAGCGTTCCAATAACTCATTATCGAACATTTCCAGTAATGTTTGGGTATGTTTTAAGTATTCGATATCGGTGGTGTAATACTTACTCCATATGGGCAAATGTTCGGTTCCATAAACTGATTTTGGTGAGAATACATAATGGTATAGGCCATTGACAGAATCGTCGGCGTGAGTCGATGTGTCGTCGTTAGATAAATTAGCCCCTACATTTAATTTTGGCTTTACTTGAATAAGTTCAAGATCGTCGATAATAGAAGTAGGTAGTTCATGTAATTTTTCTGGGTTAGTATAAGAAATAGGGTGTTTAAATGAAGGTAATGGCTTATCACTCACTGACGCCTCAACACACGTCGGTTCTGGTTTATTACCAAATCCTAAATGTTCTAATAATAACGATTTCACTTCATCAGGTTTCCGCGGCATTTCATTCACCGAATCACGTACATCGGTAATCAAAGAACATACACTAAAAGAACAACCTCCCGACATTGTATTGTTATGACGCAACAATATAATATACTGAATTAAACTCACTACTCTATAACAAACCGTTATTATTTCGTGAATATCTAAACCCCTTCCATAAAATTTACCGGCAACTCTGTAATTGCTGTTTCATAATATGCCTCAATCTCTTTCTTGATACGCATATCACGACGAGTAACAAAGTTAATCGCAACACCCTTTCGCCCCCAGCGACCAGAACGGCCAATACGGTGAAGATAAATATGAACATCCTGTGGCATGTCAAAATTAATAACGGTGCTAACTTGTTGAATGTCAATACCACGAGCAGTTACATTCGAAGAAATAAGAACACGATGAACGCCTGCCTTAAATTCCTGATATGCCTTATCACGCTCGCTGTTATCACCCTTTTCCATTCCGCTATGAATACAGCAAACCGGGAATCCGTCAAAAAGCATCGCCTCATGAAGATCCGCCACTCGCTTCGTCGAGTTACAGAAAATAATACACTGTGAAACCGAAATTGTCTTGAAAAGATCCTTCAGAGTCAAATACTTCTGTACATCATCATCCAACGCAACATAATGCTGCTGAATCCCTTCTAGTGTAAGTTGCTCTGCCTTTACCTGAATATTTACAGGATTTCGCATGAATTTCTCAGTTAGACTATATAATTCGGGCGGCATCGTTGCGCTGAATAGGACGACTTGGATATCGGATGGCATATACTGAAAAATATTGTAAATTTGGTCATTGAAACCCGCTGAAAGCATCTCATCGGCTTCATCAAGAACCAACATATGAACACTCATGCTTTGAATGTGATTGCGACGAATCATATCGAATACGCGTCCGGGACAACCAACAATAATGTGTGGCGTAGATTTACGTAAATCAGCGGCGTCATCTGCGGTCGAAGTTCCACCAACGAGCAATCGCATCGTAAGTCCAGTAATCATCGCACCAAGTCCTTGGATAACATCGTATATTTGGCGGGCAAGCTCGCGAGTCGGAGCAAGTATTAGAACCTGAGTCTTGGCCTTAGTAATATCAACACTTTGAAGTGCGGCCACTGTGAATGCGCCAGTTTTTCCTGTTCCAGATTGTGCTTGCGCGATCACATCACGCTTTTGGATAATTGATAGTATTGATTTTTGTTGAATGTTGCTCGGTTTTTCGAAACCATATGCGTAAATTCCACGAAGAAGGTCGGGAGAAATTTCACACACGTCCTCCCAAACTTTGAATTCAGGATAAGAGCCAGAGCCAGAGCCAGAGCCAGAGCCAGAGCCGTCGGCACCGCCACAGTCGGCAATGACATCGGAAGAAGATTGAATACTCGGAGTATTGTCGCTAGATGACATAATAAATATGGTCTCGAAAGTAAGTCACGAAAATTATCGTATATGTCTAATAATCATAGTAGAATACATTTAAGTTTGTTTGTTTGTGCTGCGACGTAATATTGGAATACAAACACTTCTTCGTATTTCCGTGTAAAAAATTGATATAAAACTTATATGTGTAATATTATAAGCACCCACCGCTACGAACGTCATGGCAAAAATAACACATCGTTACGACCTTCCGGATTATGCTGCATTTATGAATATGGGATTTGACCTGAAATTAACAGACGATGTTATCAAGTCAGTATCGGATTTAGCGGATTTGGTGGGTGCGCCCACTTATATCAAAACACCAGTTTTTCCGGTTCGAGAGCCGGGTGATTTTCGTTTAGGAGGTATAGCTCCACCCACGAGTGGGGGGTATCATGTTGCTGGAAGCAGTGCCAATACGTTCCAAAGTCGTTTCGGAAGCGGCAGTGGCACAGGAGGAGTAGGAGGAGGAACTATCAGCGGTGGTTCAGTACATTCGATTATTCGTTCAACTCCATCATCACGCAATCAGCAAATACCAAATAGTGAATGGGATACGATTCTATCATTCCAGAAGACTGAGCTGAAGAAAAAGGAAGGAATTGAATCGAGTATTGATAACATTCGTTCTTTCCTGAATAAACTCACCGACAAGACATACGCTACGATGCTTGCCAACATTTTGAAGGAAATAGATGGTTTGTTTAATGCGTGTAACGACGATACAACTGACGAACACAATACTGTCTCGGTTATGAATCGTGTTGCGTCGTCGATTTTCACAACCGCAAGCTCAAACTCGTTCTATTCAGAAATTTACGCGAGGTTGTTCCAAGACTTGATGGAGAGAGAAAAAGAACCCGACCATACCGAGTATTCCGTTTTCCGAAATGTTTTCGAGAAGAACCTGGCCTCATTTATGTCGTTATTCGACACTATCGAATACTGTGACCCAAAGAAAAATTATGACAAGTTTTGCGATATCAATAAGGCAAATGAAAAGCGCAAAGCGATGTCGCAGTTTATCGTGAATTTGATGAAAATTGGAATTGTGGAAAAGACACAAGTGTTGGCACTGATGAAGCAAATCCAAGAACTCATGTATTCAAATATGCGTCAAGAAGGAAAGACGAACGAGGTGGATGAACTCGTGGAAAATCTATTCATTATGGTGAAACATGGTCATATGGTATTCAAGGCTGGCAGTGGCAGTGGCAGTGGCAGTGGCAGTGACGATGAAACTGTAGAGTTATTCAAGGCGCGGGTTGAGCAAATCACTGAAATTTCAAAACTGAAAATCAAAAGCAAGCCGAGTATTACAAACAAGACAATATTTAAACATCTTGACATGTTGGATGAAATTTCCGGAAAGGCGAAGAAGTGAGCGAGTGATATATTGAGTGCTATGTCGCACATTTAATAACCCGAATTAGTAATTCTGATTATTAATTTTATGAGATATCCCCCATTAATATGAATATTTTCTTTTGAGATTGGGTTTCTATCGCGGAAGTTGCCGCTGTATTTATCTGGTGTTATTTCATAGTATTTTTTACCCAATAAATGAGACAAATTATGAAAGTCGGCTTTATGATAGTGGGGATGAATAAGCCCGCCGTCGCAATTTGTGTCAAATGAAATTTTATTATGAAAATGATTATCACAAACTGGGTCGCAGTACCAATGCTTTCGAAAATTGATTTCGATTATTGGTGTAGAAATCGGCATAAATATCATGTTTGTACAGGCGGCTCCATGAGCTGATATAAATAATGCGGCTCCTGAACATATGTCATATTGTTCTTGCGGCGTCATATCGTCGAAACAGCAATATCGATACGGTATATGAAATGTTTCTTTATACATCTCTAAAAAAAGATGTATGGGTATATTGGAACCTGTATCATATATGTAGCGATTATTTTCTTTACGCTGGTTCATTAAAATATATTTGCCGGTTTCGGCAGGAATTACATTTTTCAACATTTGAAGTAGTATAAGGTCATTGTCGTATTTAATATAATGTGTGTGATTAAATGGCGAACGAATGGGTTGATTGTACAAAAATAAATTATTTGTATAACTCACATTTGTAAGAAAAATACGTTCAAGAAGGAACTTTCGCCATTTTTGACAGGGGCTGTTTATATTAGAAATATTACTATGGGATTCGTCATAATACATATAGATGTTAGAATAACTCGGGTCATAATACCTCATTAAATCATATAAAATATGAAAAATATTATTTTCTTGTATTCTGGATACAAATACTTTTGGAATTATATTCATATCTGTATTTAGTATGTTGTGATGAATAGAACATAAAAATATATTTATATTATTGTTATTGTTATTATTGTTATTGTTATTATTGTTATTGTTATTGTTATTATTGTTATACGACAACCATGAAAATGGTGGTTAGTTTTACCACGAGTCCAACTCGTATCAATAAATGTGGGCCTATGATACACAGTATATTAGATCAAACAAGAAATGTCGATTTGTTTTTATTGAATATTCCGGAAGAGTTTGCGCGAACTGGCGAGACATACAACGTGCCGAAGTATATTCGTAAATCTCTCACGGTGAATCGTATTGCGGTAGATTATGGGCCTGCGACGAAAATTGTCCCGACTGTATTATACTTACGAGAGCGTGCCGACATATACGACCCTGAACACACACGTATTATTTATTTGGACGATGATATTGCTTACCCCAAGAAAATGGTTGAAACATATGAGAAAATGATTGCGCCGAATGACAATAATGTATGGACATCCACTGGATTTGATTTTGTGAATATGGGATTGAACGGGAAGCGCAACCATAAAGATACCGCAACAATTGCGGAAGGATATGGTTCGGTATGTGTAAAACTGAATACATTCAGTGACGACTTTATGGAATATATGACGCGTTATACTGACAATGACAATCAAATATGTCGTCTCTCGGATGATGTGATTTTAAGCAATTATTATCATCGTCGTAATGTTGGGATAACTATTATGAACATTCCCGGGCTTCTTTCAATCCATGATATTTGGCAAGAGAAGAAAATATTGGATTATGGTAATGAGGCTGATGCGCTTCATTTGGGCGCAGGCGGTACATCGGATAATAATGTCGAACGATATAAACGTGTAATTTCTGCTCTGAATAAAAACAAAGAAAGGAGTTTTAAAATGTCATTTATTACAGCGGCACCAGATTCACTGACGATGGAATTGCGAAATACGCTGATATTCCGATGAAATCCTATGTCGGTCTATCTGTATCTGCGGACAACTGTGTAATTATTATTTATACGTATATAATAATTACATTCATTTCATTTCATTTCCATTTCCATTTCATATGGTAAAATCGAAAATCAATACAAATATTAACTATCATGAATATTCGCATTTAGAAGAAGAAGACTTTAATTATAATACACCATTATTCCAGTTACAGTTATTGCGTGAGCTACAAAAGGTGGTTATTGGTGTAGGACAATTGAACTATCATTTCTCGAAACGTTACAATGTGGTATATGTTCCGATTTATTTATTCAACTCCGATATGGAATTTATGAAACAAATCGGCATCTATGAAATGCCGTCTAATCAAGTTAAAATGGACGAATCAGGTGATTTGGATGTTCGTCGATTGACGCCATTGTTATATAGTTTTGTAAATACGGAGTTGTTACGAAAATCGCGCGCGAATTCGGCGGCGGCGGCGGCGGCGGCGGCGGCGATAGATCCAAAAAAACGCATCACTGAAGTAAATGAAATCAAGAAATCTCTCGGAAAAGAACAGCAGACTCAACCACCACGACCACCGGTTATGGCACTCACAGAGAATGATATTACCGACGATGACGACGATGACGACGATGACGCCAACCTTACAGATAAAGTCTTTGGTATGGACGCGCGTCAAAAGCACTTATTGTCTGGCGCATCCATTCTGCCACTTCAAACCAAAGAACAGTCTGAACTCGAGCGTCGTCAATACAAACCGAATCCGACCACCGACCTCTGGATACAAAAATATCTGCGGAATAAGTATTTCAATTTCATAGACAATGAAGGTTCCAGCGATGGATTTTTCGCGGTGATTCGCGATGCTCTTCTTACACAAGGACGCCGGACTACGATTCTTGACCTGCGGAAACAACTTGCCGATGAAGTAAGTGATGAAGTATTTCGTGCTTATCGAGAGAAGTTCGCGATGTATCATGCGCTTACACGAACCCAAACGCGTGAGACGAGAGAATTAGTAACGAATTATAATGACATCAAACGCCGCGTCTCGACAATACACGACCGTGCTCAACAACAGCTTATGATTGCGGGGGCAAAAAAACTCGTTATTGAGCATAATCAAAAACATGACGAAATGAAATATACAAAGATTTTAGCTGGACAGTATGATTACATGCGTGATGTGCGCTCGGTAGAACAACTTAAAGAGCGGATAATGACGTCACTCTATTGGCCTGACGCATGGGCTATTGCGGCGATGGAGCGTGTAATGAATATGAAGTTTATCATGTTTTCGAGAGATGCGTATGAAACAGGCGATATTGATAATGTCTTACAATGCGAGAATGGCGCAGGGATAGAATCTATCGACCCGATTATCCGTAAGCGCGGGGTATTTGAACCAACTGCTTATATTTTATTCGGAAAGGGAATGAGTTCAACTTCGAGCGCGACGACGAGAACGATGACTGGCGGTTCTCGAACACCTCGTAATCAAACGCCGATAATTCATATGATGTCTGACACGAAATTGACGACCTATAATTTAATAACGTATAAGACACATGGGGTTCTTGCTTTTTCGGAACTTCCATATGATATTAAACTACTTGTCACGACGAAATGCTTGGAAACCCAATCTGGCGCATTCTGCCTAATTCCGCAATTCAAACTCTTTCAACGAGAACTTGGGATACGTGTGGATGAAATACCGAATGAGAGCTTGGACGATTTATTGGAGGAAGTTCATATGGACGCAACGTCATCTGGCAGCAACAGCAACAACCACCGCCATAATCGAACGAACGGCGCACATTTATACACGCCGGAAATTGTATTCCAGTTTTATTCAAACTCTAATCCGAACGCACTTCCTGGAACTGGTGCGGGCGAGAAAATACCTGAAACGGAGAAAATACATTTTCATAAACTGGCAACATTCGATAACTGGCGGCGAAAATTGTCGAACTCATGGAATGAACCATTTATGCTGGATAATCATACGTGGCAAAGTGTTGAGCATTATTATCAAGGAAGTAAATTCAAGAATAATAATCGCGAGTTTTACTTGAAATTCTCTCTAGATTCAAGATCTGAATTGTCGTCTGACCCTCTTCTTGCGAGAGCGGCGGGTAGCAAGAGTGGAAAACTGAACCATAAAACAATTATTAGACCATCAAAGATAACTATTGACCCGGATTTTTTCAATCATATTCGAAGCGAGCGAGAGATGGAAAGCGCACTATTTGCGAAATTCTCTCAGAGCAAGAGTCTAAAAGACTTGCTGTTGGCCACGCGAAATGCGAAACTGGTTTATTATCGGAGAGGCGCGCCACCGGAGATATATCATCACCTTATGCGCGTTCGTCACAAATTAAGAACAGGTGCCACTCACTAGCATACGCTGAAATACGTCGTAAAGAAACCCTGAAGGACCGCAAAAATAAACATAATAATGATAATACGCACCCAGTCTGTTTCTGATGGATTTGTAAAGTGAAAACCGGCAACATCCTTGGCAGCGCCTTTGCCGTTTGAATTACTATAAGAGTCATGATATTTACCAATATTATAATGGATTACGTTTTCAATCACATTAAGTACAATAAATACTAGGAATGAGAACACAAAAATGTGTATTGTCCCTGATTTAAAATATTTCTTGAAAATGAGTTCGAACATATTATATTATATCAACATATAATATCATATCACATAATCATATAATAACACAACAAACAAGTGATGTGGATAGAAGAAGAGATACAAAAAGATGCCAACGAAATCGACAGTACAATACAGACACTGATGAGAGATTATAATGCGAAATCAACACGAACCGTGAGGTCTAAAATTACTGAAAATAAAGAAAATACTACCGGATTCTTAAGACAGTTTTATGAAGCGATACGAAAAGCGGAGTATGATATGTATCAAAAGTTCGCTTCGATTACAGCTTCAGCACCAACGTCCGACAAAGCATCAAGCCCTGGTTCAAATTTAACGCATGAATTCAACGAAATAAAGAACTCTGCCAATGATTTACCGCATCCTCGTATCCTATCAGAATTACAGCGAGATTATGAGAGACAAGTTGGGCGGCATATGGCGGACAATAATGATACAGAAGAAAATGAAAATAATCGCTATATTCCGTACAAAGTTTATCAATACATTCGTGAAAAATCGGAATATTGTATTCGTTTTCAAGCGAAAATCGGCGCAAGGGTTATTTCACTATTTTTCATAACATTTCCAGAATCGCATATTTCGGTATGCGGTAAAAATGGGTCGTCGTCTTATTTATGCGCAGCTGAAATTGCGATATATCAATTGTATGCGTATAAAGTATTTATTTGGATATCCATGGTCGGACAATTGGCGAATAAAGAATGCTCTGAAAAACTCGACGTATATTTTTATATGACCCCCTTCAAAAAACAGCGTCCGCGTCATACACATGATGACAGCGATAGCATTCTCTCAGCAATTCATGTAAATACAGGTGTTACGCGAAACTGTGAAACACATGGTGAGATTATCATATATCGCGCAGAAGAATGGTTCAAGGTATTTGTTCATGAATCGATGCATAACTTCAATATGGACTTTATTGACTTGGATTTACGAGAGGCAAATAACCAGCTGCGAAAGACATTCTGTATTCCACATGGCGACATCTTATTATTTGAAACATACACAGAATCATGGGCGCGAATTATAAATGTAATGTTTGATGCGTATTTTCATAAAGAGACGGCCGCACACATTTCGGATACACGCACACAATTCATACGAAGTGTTCGAGAGAAACTCACTAAAAACGCATTATTTCATGTATATCAAATAGTGAAAGTTCTTGATATCATGAAGTTGAAATATGCGGAAATTACGGTTCTTACATCAGAAAATATGGAAGTGTGTCGAAAACGATACAAGGAGGATACAAACGTATATGCGTATTATATACTTGGCGGTATTCTCTCTGTGTATGCTCTTCCATTTATATGCTGGTGTTGTGATAACAATCAACGGCGCGGTCATGAAGGAATCCAATCGATACGATTTTCACGTAGCAATGCCAACCTTGAACATTTTATCGACCTTATATGTCGTGTAGCGAGAGATCCTGTATTGTTGAACATGATATCATTTATTGAAACGTCGTCGTCGTCGTCGTCGCATCGTACGAATACAATGAGTTCAGTTATTCATAAAACAATGAGAATGACACCTGACTGAAATTAGTATTATAAGAATACAATAATACAAAATTGAATATAAATCGATGTGTTTCTATATATCATAGTTTCTCTCATCATTGTCATGTCACGTCCTACTCCTCAAACATCTGTTGGAAGACTTGTTGGTCTTACAGTAGACAATCCTATGTATTATACTTCATCTGCGAAGGCGTTGTCATCGTCACCTCCTCCTCCACTTATCCCGATTGCTGCCGCTCATACTCCTGCTCCTGCTCATGCTGCGGTTGATTCAAAACCTGACGGTGAAGAGCTTACGATGCTTTGGCGTAATATCGCAAATCTCTTTGCCAAATATGATAATATTGAAAGTAATATCGAAAAACAGGAAGATATAACTAGGCGTTGTACGGATGAGGTATATCAAGAGCTTCAAGAAGTTCGAAACGATGTTGGACAACTTCAAAACAGAGAGGATACTTCTGCGAAACTTGTTCGCAAAATCCGGAAATATGTAAATAAGAAATGTGAGAGTGTGCGTGAGACTGTTTCATACGGTTCATACAACGCAGACAATGAAATATTCGATTACGTCAATAAGACGCGTTCCGACCTTGAACTAAAAAATAAGAAGTTGGAAGACGAAATCGTCAATCTCAGGACGGAAATGAAAGAATTGAACGGTGTTTATGACAATGATTATGAAATGTTCGTAAAGCGTGAAAATGAGTTGATGGCGAAGTTGGAAACTGCTGTGAAAATGAATGAGGATACCAATAATCGGATGAAGAATATGGAGGACGTCTTCATGAAAGAGATTCAGCAGGTGCGAAATTATGCCAATACACATGTCGCAGGAGATTTGCGTGAGGAGTTTTCAGAGGCGATTTGCCGCGAGCTCGCATTTGAGAGCAAGGTCAGTGCTCAACTGGTTCAGAGTGTGAATGATGATTTGACCGAACTGATTACTCGGTCAAATGAGTATCATTCCGCGAGGTATTTCGGGAGTGTAGAAGATGTCAAGCAATTGCGTGAGACATGCCAATCGCTCAAACAGAGTATCGGAATGGTGGATGCTGAGTTGTCGGATACGAAAGATACTGTGGAATATCTGAAGGATGAGGTTGGTCACACCACAACAGACGTGAGCAATCTCGAGGCTCATTTAAAAGAACTCAATGACGATGTTTATCGAGAATTGGACAGGGATTATTTCGACTTGAAGGATTACGTGAAGCGCAGTATTACTCGTCACAAGCACCACGAGCATAAAGAGCCGACTGAGATAACAGTAGCAGTTCCAGAACAAGATGATACTGGCGCGTTACAGCTTATTGTTGATGAATATAGTAATGAACCGATTGTTCCGGTCCAGCAGGACCAAGCAAATGATGAACATGTTATCATAATAGACGAGAATATGGTTATTAGTGATGATGAAGATGATTTTAAACACACATAAATAGAATACGAACACGGACGGACGGATGGACGGACGGATGTAATAAAATTGAATGAAATATATTTTTTATGTTTAAGAACATCATCAACATAAAAAGCAAAAAGATGGGAATTCGCAATTTGAATCGATTTATACAAAACAAATGCCCGAATGCGTCGTCACGTATTCACATAAAGGAATTATCTGGAAAGAGAATCGCGGTAGATACAAGTATTTATATGTACCGGTATTCAGGTGAAGGAGCATTATTAGAGAACATGTATTTGATGGCATCAGTGTTTCGACATTATAATATTCACGCAGTTTTCGTCTTTGATGGACCTCCTCCTCCGCAAAAAACGGATGTTATTGAAATGCGAAAGAAGAAGAAAGACGAAGCGAAAAAACAATACGACACGCTTGACAAAATCGTGAAAGAGAAAAGGGACGCATCCGGTTGTGAAATAACAACGACCGAATTAGATGATATTGAAGATACGATGCGAGAGCTTAAAAAGCAATTCGTCCGTCTGCGTGATTGTGATATCTCCAATGTGAAAGAACTGCTTGTCAGTTTTGGATTCGCAACAATCGACGCGGAAGGCGAAGCCGACGTATTATGCGCCAAGTTATCGATAAAAAAGCGCGTGGATGCGTGTCTAAGTGACGATACAGACATGTTTGTTTATGGCTGTCCAACGGTGTTGCGTAATATCAGTTTGTTGAATCATTCCGTTATAAGTTATAGCACATCTGAAATTCTGAAAACATTATCTCTAACGCAACAAGAGTTCAAAATGATGTGTGTGGTTAGTGGAACAGATTATTCACGGCATTTACCCGAGTCTTCTTCAATGACATATGTCTCGCCTGATTCGGTTTTCAAAAAAATAACAAAATTCAAAACACTCACCGGAAAGGAGCTACAAAGGTATCATGAAAGTGGCGGCGGCTTTTATGATTGGTATGCTGAGCAGCAGCAGCAGCAGCAGCAGCAGCAGCACAATGACAGTAAGAATGATGGCAGTGCTCGCAAAAGTATCACAGTCGCTGACACTGGCGCAATAACATATATCTTAAACGAGACAATGTTCGACATAACAAAT